ATTTATTCGTGTTTTTGTAATTCACAACATACTCGTGTGCGTGAATAAGCATTTCAAAGTGAGCCGTAAAACGTGCCATATTATTGAACACTATTCGAACTCGTTTGCCAGTACGCTCGTAAATGTATTGCTCAACTCGTGCAATCATTACTTGCATATCGTTTGTTTTATCGTATTGCATAGCTTCCGTAGTTTGAACCTATCCCAAGCGTTTCCATTTCGTGATAACGGAACGCATCAATAGCGTGGTTATTAAAATCTATTGGCTTGTTTAATCGTTTGCCTTGTTTGTCCGTATCCCAAACGTATGAACGTAGTTCTTTGATTAGGTTTTGACTATTCGAAGTTACTAAGTATTCGTTGCGCTGAATAACATCTATTCCGTAGTTTATCGAATCTTTGCCTTTGGTTACTCCTTTAATCGTGATTCCGTAGCGTTTAATTTCGTCTATTGATTTCGGTTCGGAACTATCTGCATACACCACTACGTTTTTCGGTAGCAATTTTGCGATGTCGCTATTTAATAACCCCGTTTGGTATGCTAATTCATTTACTATTCGTTGCCCGTTGTAATTGTATATTTCTATTATTGCAGTCGGGTCGTTAGTGTAACCAAAGTCCAACCCTATTCCTAACAACTTCGCTTCTTTGGGTATTGTGTCTATTTGTTTCCAATTTGAAAAAACTACTCCTTCGAGCATTCCTAATTGACCTTCGCCGTAAACTTTCCACCAGTTCGCCCAATACGTTGACGTCTTCGCTTTGTCTTTATTCTTTTCGATTTGGTCTACTATTGATTGGTCTAAGGCTTCGTTATCTTTGTAGGTTAGAATTAAAAAATCGGAGTCGGGTTCGTCTTTTAGTTCCGTATGCACCCAAAATTCGTTTGCTGGGTTGAAATCTAAATATACTTCCTTTCGTGTTCGTATAGCCAACTCGTTATAGGAATCAAAAGTAACATTGTTACATTCGTTGATATAAAGAATATCGCGCCTTGCTCCGCGTAGTTTACTCGAATCGTCTGCTGAAAAGAATTCTATTACGCTTCCATTTGCGAACTCATAACGCAGTAATGACTTGTTAAACCTATCCTCAAAGAATCTACCCGTCCATTTCATTATTTTTAGGAAATCCTTTAACGCACCCCGTCTTAAATGTGGGATAGTTTCAGCTACTACGCTTATTTCAGTTCTTGGAAATGTAGCAGCCTTTGTTATTAATATCGGTAGGATTCCGTATGTTTTCCCCGCAGAAGTTCCACCCTGAATTATTTTGATTCGTTTTTTTAAACTATTTATTTTACGGATTGCTGTCGTTATTATCATAGTTTAATTTATAGTATTTTTCAGCTGTTATTCCCCAGCATAGTAATTCAGTTTCATTTATACTTAAAGCATTAAGTATTTGTTTCTTTTCAACTTGTTTTGCTTTATCTAAAACTTCTTGAGGTATTCCAATTAAAGCATCTTCACCAAAATTTTTTATTCTCCATTTGTTTAATTCTTCAAATGCAATATCTACTGCTGATTTCATATAAATAATTTAGTTTGTGCCGTGTGGTTATTTATTCTTTGCATTGCTTTATCAAAATACTCTTTGTCAAGTTCACAAGCCGTTAAATCAAAGCCGTAATCATGGCACGCTATTGCTATTGAGCCACTACCTAAATGAGTGTCAAGTATTTTGTCGCCTTGTTTAGCATATTTATCTAAAAGCCATTTGTAAAGTGCTACTGGTTTTTGTGTTGGGTGGATTCGTATTTCTTTATTTTTCATATCTCCTTGTAACATTCCATTCCATCTAAATTCAAATTTTCTAACTGCTGTTTTAAATGAAGTCCAAGCAAGCTCACAGTCTGCAAAATCACCAGTATTATCTTTATCCCATACTATCCAACAACTTGAATTTGTAGCCATAAGATTTTCAATAAAATGATTCGCACCCCAAACAATTTGATTTTTAGATATTCTTTTTAATTCCTTAAAATATTTTTTTGAAGCCGTTGTAGTATCCCAATATTTTTTTGTGTAAATAGGTGTTTTTATTCCTTTAGTACCTCTTTTTTTATCGCCTCCATCCTCACCTATCCCATAAGGCGGGTCAACAATAGCCAAATCAAAATACTTATCAGGATAGCGAGCCATTAGCTCCATGTTATCTTCATTGGTTATCGTCAGCATCTAATTTGAATAAAGGTTGTTCAATATTTGTTTGTTCAACTTGTTCTTTTAAGTTGTTTAAACGCTGTGTAATACTTGCGTTATACTGCCCCACCATGCCACCAGTTATTTGGTCTTGGCGTATTTCTTTTCTAATACGTGAACAGATGGGGATATATTCTGAATATCTTTTATCAACGTTTTTAAAATATTGTTCTACTTCGCCTACTTCGTTCCAGCAATAAATTTCAAAGCCTTCCATTGTTAGAGGACATTCTAATGGTTCTACTCTTTCTTCGAAGTCTTTACCTCCATGTATTATTTTTAACCTTGGGTTCGCCTTTACGTAGGATTTATAGTTTTCAAATAGTTCGTAAAGTTGTTCAGGGCTGTTTAAGTTTCTTGGTCTTCCTACTTTTGCCATTTTTCTTTTAATTAGGGTTATAAGTATATAATTTGAATTCGTCTTTCTCTACTCCGTGTATTTCCATAAAGTCAATTGAGTAATCTATGAACACGCAATAATTTATTTCTGTTACTTTCATTATTAATCTTAAAGCGTTCCAGTCTTTTTTATGCTTTGTTGGGTGCATAAAAACTATGTAATAGTCGCTTTTAAGAGTTAAACTACACATCTAAATAAGTCTTCCTATGTTTCCGAGTTCTTTTATTACATCCGTGTTATTGTCGTAATGCGTTTCAATTTGTAACTCTTTGACTTTTTCAATCTTTGCTTTATTAGAACCTGTTGCATAAATTCTACTTTCGGGTATTCCTAACTGATTAGCTCTGTTTAACATTCCGTCTTTATTTTGCCTTGCTGAAATAATATACACTTCTGCGCCTTCATTAATTAGTTGCTTCGCTTTTTCGTATCCTTTTTTTGTGCTTAACGTTCCGTCAAAGTCAAAAGAAATCTTTTCGCCAGCTAACTTGGTTTTAAACGCATCTTGACAAACTGCAAAACGTTGGTCTATGTCGTACTCGTCTTTCATTTTAGAATCATCCATACAACGTTGGATAAATTCTTTTTCACTTTCGTTACTCGTTGGTTGTGGTATCGGCATTTTGTTCTTCTTTATAGATTGCGTATAACTTGTTTAACTTGTTTACTACTTCGCGAAGACACGAACCGCACGAAGTTGGTTGCATTTTTTGTTTAAAAACCCTATTGTAAATTTTTAATATTTCTCTTTGTTGGTTAGGACTTACAGAATTTTTTAAGTTAGAATAAAATTCATCTAAATATTTGTATTCGTCTTCCGTTAGGCATTCTGGTTTAGTGTATCTCCAAAGGTCATTTAGTTTTGCTTTACGTTCTTCGCATCCGCAATCCTCTCCTAATACCCATTTAGCTACCTTGGCTATTCCTGTAACTTCTAAAACTTGTTCAACGGTATCGCCTAAGCCTTCTGCTTGTTTTTTTCTTCGTGCCATATTTATTTTATTTAATTAATTCGTAATCCGTGTTTTTGTAGTCCTCGTAATCCTCCTTAAACTTATTCCTTACTTTGCTTTTGCAGTTCTTTAATGTATTAAAAATTGAACTCGAACTGATTGTAGTTTCTTTTGCGATGTCTCTAATACTTAAATCCGTGTCTTTGTAGATTGTGAAAAGTTGTTTATCATACCAATGCCAAGAATCTACTTCTTCGTGTATCTTATTGAGTAATCTTGTATAGGCTTCTTCTTTAGTTAGGTTGGTTGGTTCGTCTTTTAGTAATGGTAAGTTGTCAAGGTTTACCATTTCGTTCTTCTTTTCAGCCTTAACGTGTAATAAGTAAAGATTGCGTAAAACAAAATACATAAAACCTTTATTGACTTGCCCATCTTGAATAATGTTTTCAGGTTTGCAATACTTGTGTAATCGTAGGTAGGCTTCTTGCACGATGTCTTCGGCAAAGAAATCCTCGCCAAAACTCTTGACCAGTTTAACCCATTCTTTGTGGTCTTTAGCTACGATGTTAAGCCATTCCATTGTTTATTTTGTAGTCAAATATAATGATTAATTTCTAATCACAACAAAAAACAAAAAAACCGACTACGAAAGTTGGCTTAATGTTAGATTCCTTTACTTACTCGGTAAACGTATTCATCAAGTGTTCGTAGTGTTTTGATGCTTACCAATGCGCCTGATAAAAAACGGTCTATTGTATATTGGTGCATCTTTAAACCTCGTTGCTTTATTTCCTTAACTACTTGGTTTCGTGTTTTTGTAAGGAGTATTTGCTTCAGTTCTTTTCGTAAGGAGTTATCGTCTATAAACATAATCAAAAGGGTAAATCGTCTTCGTCTATTATTTGGGTGTGGACTTGTTTCGGGGTTTCGTTCACATAAGGTTCGCTAAATGAACACGAAAAGTATTTCGTTCCCTTATTGGATTCTTTCATCCAACAAGCTATATCAAATTCTACACCTTTAAAATTTCCCTTGCCTTTATAGTCAGGGTGCGTTTCCTTCGTCTTTTTGTCGTTCTTAAAAATCGCTCCCGTGTTGTTTTTTGTTTCCATTTGTTATTTATTTAAGTTTATTTCGTGGTTGTTTAAGCTATCGTTTAGAAAATCCCGCATTCGCTC